GATTTGTCTGCACCTTTGGCAGTTCTTTTAGGCAACTTGACCGTAGGGAGAAGTGTGTACCCGCCAGATCCAACCTGCCCAAGTGGAGGAAGGGTCGAAAGATCTATGTCTGTGTTTGTGTTGTTATCGCTCATTCTTCAACCTCGTTAGATAATAGTCTTTCATACAGTCGAGCAAACTCAGGGGTGTCCTGCTTCAACGCCTTGCCGATACCAGCAAGCCAATCACGCAAAGGTGCCGCAGCAGTAGCAGTCGAGAAGCCACCTGCTGCACCACCGGCTTGAACATAACGCTGAACAGCTGCATCACGGGCTGTCAAATACTGACGAGTTGCATCAGCCACGTCGTTGCCAATCAGACGGTCATCCTTCACAAGACGATCCAACTGTTCCAACTTCTTAGGGAACTCACCAGGGTTGAACTCGGCAACAACAGGGAAACCAGGGTATTCCTTGTTTAGTTTTTCACGCCACTGACGAAGCCAACGCTTCTGATCCGCAGTAGGTCGTGGTGGCAACTTGTCACGCAACTCACGGTACTGGGCAGAAGCAGCTTTGTACTGGGCCAACTCAACAATCTCACGATCCGTCAGACGGCGACGGCGACCCTTTGACAACTGGCGTGACCACACCTCAAAAGAGAAGTCGTCACCACCTGGTGCCATGAAACCAGCAACATCAGGGTATTGACTAATCAAGCCTTTGCCGTCACCGCGTTCCCAGTCACCGAACTCATCGGTTGCTTCCAAACCACCAGCGATTGATTCTGTCTTGTTTGAAATGTACAACAAAGCATCGTTGCCGTAGATGTCCAAGAACCGGCTTACCGCTGTGTCGTAGTTACCTGCTGCACCATCAGCCCCAACCGAATTGGGATCTTGCAGCTTTTGGAACTCTTTCACCAACTGGGTGCCATAGAAGTCACCACTAATGGTTTCAATTTTAAACTCAGGTGCTGGCGACGTTGGACCAAAGAACTGACCCAATGCACGAAGTGCTGTCAATGCACGGGCTTTACCTCTTGCATCGGCATACAGTTTTTCTTGTTCGTTCGGATCGGCAAGGTCATACTCGCCAGATGCCGACAATGCACGAAGAGTCTCGATATAGGTGTTGCCGTACACCGTTTCAAGTTTCTGCGTATCACCTTCCCATGCTTGATTGAAACGCTGAATCCACAACGGGGTAATAGACAGTCCTTCTTTTCTGCCATAAGGCAAAAGAAACTTAACAATCGAATCGGTCGCTGGGGTATCAGGGATGATCTTAGAAGCAGCGATTTGAGCCATCGGCCCGATAGACGGAACAACGCCAAGACCAATTGAGATGCGCTTTACAGGTGCCTGCATCGGTGCTTCAACGCCTGTCAAAAGTTTTGATAACTGACCTGACATTGGGAAGTTGAAAGAGTATTCACCGGTTGTTGCATCTTTGTAGAAGAAACCTTCACCGTTGTTGTCGGGATCAAATTTTCTTGCACCATCAAAAATGACTTGTGCTTTGCGGATGCGGGTTGGGTCTTCAACAATGCTTTTTGCGTAGGTTCCGAGAACTTCTTTCCATGCCGAACCGAAAGGTACAACAATGCGAAGAACATCTTCAAGGTTGGAACGCTCTGTGGCGTTGTACAAAAGTTCTTTTGTATTGCGTAAAGCAACTGCTTTAGCGTAGTCGTCCAACTGTTCAACAGTGCCAGTGGCTTTAGATCCTGTCATTGCAGCAACTTCTTCAAGTTTGTTAACAACATCTTTGCCACCCAAGTATCGGCTCAGGCTCATATTTGCAGCAGTTGCAGATTGTTTAGCCCGTTGCAACAAAGCAGCTGCCTCAGCAGGATCTAAAAGGTCAGCGTTTTGAAAAACTTCTCGATAGTAATACTGGCGGAACACCGGTGACTTTTCAAGTGCTTGGGTTGCCTTGCCATAAAGGTTTACGAAGAAGAAGTCAACCGCACTGTCTTTGACTTGCAAAAACTTTTTACCAAGATCAGATGAGTCGCCACGACCACGCTGAGCAATTTTAACTTTCGGGGCAAGTTTCTGATCGCCACCAAGAGTGTCAAGAAGATTGCGAAGGTTCTGTGTACCTAAACCATCTTTTGTAAATGCAGGTCCTGCATAGACAGGCTGAATAACAAATTCATCTACACCAGCCGACGTTGTTACTTGACGGACAATAACGCCTTCTTCACCGCTTGCAAGACGAACAACAGATCCGATGCCACCGTTACCTGAAAGGATGTCGGCGGGGTCAATATCGTTGATATCAACATTCTCTGTAGCAACAGCGACAAATTTGCCTGGTGCCGATTCAACAGTTAAAGGGACTTTGTTGTAGGCGGCCACAACACGAAGATCCTCGTTGTCTTTTACAACTGTTCCTACTTTGAACTCTGACAGTCGATCAACCCAAGTGTTGACTGCATCGTCAAGGTCTGCTGGGTCGATACGGATTCGACCTGCTTGACCGGTTGTGGGGTCAACATATTTAATTCCTTCAGCAAAGTAGTTACGCAACTGACCAAGAAGTTCGCTGTTGTCAGGCTTATACAGCCAATCAACAATTCGCTGTGTGCGTTCAGGTTGAGTGAGGTTTTCTAAACCTAATTGTGCAATCTGTACTAAAACGGGGTCGGCGTGGATCAATGCAAGGTTGTCAACATAACCAGTGACATGAGCAACCGCATCGTCGCCTCGGTCAACAATAGAGAAGTTGCCGTTACGGAACAGTGCTTCTTCTACACCCCAAGGGTTCTCAAGGTTCTTGTGAACATCAAAGGTAAGTGCTTTCCAAAACTCGTCTTGTTCTTTATTCCAGTTCCCCGCAATACCACCGAAGTCTTCACCGGTGATGTCAAAGTTTCCTTTTTTGCGGAGAACCCACAGAATGAAATCTTGCGGGTGACTGAACATACCCGACATTCCTGACATGGCAATACGGGTTTGTGCGTCAATCATGTTACGCATCACATATCCACCGGTGGCGAGAGCCAATGGTTTCCAGATCTCTTGCTGTACAAACTCGGCAGCAATTGTTCCTGCTCTTTGCTTGCCTGCTGTGTTGCGGGTAAAGAATGGATTGCCTGCCAATGCTCGTACACGGCGGAAGTCGGGGAGGTATTCCACGTCGTCTGCAAGTTCAGTCAACGAACCTGGGCCATTGATAACAACCTTGTCTTGAATGTTAAGAGGAATGTCATCAAATACATCCGCAGGCAAAAGAGTCCTTAGGATCTGCAATGCTCCGCCGTCATCGGCATTTCCGTATTCGTCAATTTGGAATACACGGGCTTTTGCGCTTCGGGCTGCGCCAATAACTTCTTGAGCGAACTGTGTTGCGCCAGGTGATTTGCCACCAATAGTCGTAAAGACGGTTTCAATAACTAGGTCGTAGGCTTCTTTTGCTGAAGCACGGGCAGTCGATGGATCGGTACTTGAATAGGCTTCAATCACCTTTGCCATAACTGTCTTGAACTCTTGTGTCTCGTCACCAAGACCTGCTCCACGCAGATAACGGGCGTAAGAAATAACTGCTGCTTTTTTATCTGCACCAGTACCGTTGATGATGACAGAACCTTTAGGCATTGTTTCAAACCAACGGCTGTTTCTCAATGAACGCCACAAAGGGATTCGTTCCTTTGCTTCATCGCCGATCATCGCACTAAATCTGGCAAGACGAATGTCTCTGATGTCTGTTGGGAGAAGAACGTCGGCAGGGTTTGTTGCTAAACGAGCAGAGGCTGTACCAAGAAGACCAAGAACTTTTGCTTCGTCATCAGCCTCAGCAAATGCTTTGGCAGTAGCCGTGTCTAAACCGTCAATATTTTCCAACATAAACAAAGTTTTTTCATCAATTGTTTTTGTGGTGTCGCTTGCAACCTCGACAACACGGGCAACCAAACGCTTTGCTCGGTTATCAGACAAAACCCATTGACCAAACTTTGATGCTTCAAAGGCTGCACTGTCTGCCGATCCTAAACCCGCAACACCTTTAGCCAATTTTGCGGCACTTTCAATTTCATCAACCGCAGAAATACCTGGCAATGTTGCCTTAGCAAGCCTTGCTGTTTTAACCGCTTTACCTGCGTACATCGTTGGATCTGTACCGATTTGTACGGCAGCGTCAACAAATCCCGACAAAATTGAATAAGGCTTAGAACCAGGTGTAAAAGCAAGTTCAGCAGACCCACGGCCAATAGTCCAAGCACTACCATTGATTGTTCCACGGACACGACGTGCGCGCTCAGCCTGTGTTTCCATCGCCTTTTGGCTAAGGAAATAACCTTCACCGGCTTCTTGAGTATTAGACATCAATGTGCCTAACTGGGTGGACTTAAACCAACCATCAAACCCTGCTGGGTCGTTACCAGAAAATGCTTGAGAAGCGACGTTTTGAACCAGATCAGGAATAAGCGACAGACCAGCAAAACTCCATCGAGAAGCTGCTTTTATATTGTCGTGAATAACTTCTTGGAACCAGCCTTTTTTCTTTGGCTTGGCTGGGTCTAACTGTCCTGCTGTTTGTTGTGCCGCAGACTTTTTAATTGCAGCTACGGCTTTAGGTGAAGTACCTGCTTTAGCCATAGAGATAATGACAGAGGCAGGGATATACGGAGCATCCTTATAGATTTGTGAAGCACGGGTAGCAACGTCGGGGGTTGCAGTTTCTTTTGCTGTTTGCTCTGCTTTTTGTTGGTCGTAATACGCTTTGTATCGTGCGTCTTGTGTGACTGGGTCGCCTTCAAAAATCGGCATTAATACCCCTCACGAACATACGAGTCAAGCATATCCGCAAGTTCTGTAGAAGGGTATGCAGAATACAAAGCGCGTAACTCTGTCAAAACAGGATCGCTTGTAGGGACAGCGAACTGTGTGGTTGGTGTCGGCCCAGGTCCGAACGATGCACCAGCGGTAACAGGTTCATTAGGTCGTTCTGTTGGGCGGTTAAACGCACCTAACTGACCAGGTTGAATTTGTGGCGGGGCATCGGTAGGAGCTGCAGCCATCGGCACTGCCGACTGTGCATCCATCTGCTTTTTTGCTTCGCCGTAGGTTTGACCTGTTGCTACCTGCTTGGCTACTTTGCCACCGGCATTACGAAGATCGGATCGGTTTGGATACTGCTTTGCCATTTAAGCCCCTGCTCCCATTGGTGGCATTGGAGGTAATGGTGAACTCATCGGTCCAGCAGGTGCTGGGAGTCCTCCACCTCCTGCGCCAAGTTGTGCGAGTAATCCTTCAATACCGCCAGGTTGCGGAGCAGTCGGTGGCTGTTCCATACCCATGCCTGGCATTGACAAACCTGGTTGTGTTTCAGGTGCGCCAGTTGGTGCAGGTGTTGCCTGTCGCTCCTGTGCGCGTTTTTGTGCTGCTTGAATTGCTTCAGGCAACGACATCTTGTTTTGAAGAACACGATCAGCGATGAAAGCAAGGTCGTCAGGCTGGTATGGGCCGTTCGGATCTGCAGCTTGAGACTGGATAGAGGACAGCAATGCCGATTCGATTGCTTCGGCAACGATGCGATCCTTTTCCAACTCAGGATCTGCAACCAACGGGTCTGCTTCACGGGCTGATTCTTTAGAAATAAGTCCTGCACCGAGACGCTGACCCAAGCCGATAACGAGGTTGTTCACGTCGGAACCTGCAGCTGAGTATGCGACATAGTGGAAGTCTGTTTCCCACAGTTTGTTTGGGGTGTAGTCCTTCATGCCACCTGATGTGCCAGGCATAAAGAAAGACTTGGAGGTGTTACCCCAATATGCTTTTTCGATTGCGATAGCAATTTTGTCTTCTTCGACACGGGAAGCTGCAAGGGTGTCTTGTGCTTCTTGTACTCGGAAGTCCACGGTGGCTGAAAGAACAGAATCGCCTCGGCGACCGGTACGGATGTTGGTGCCTGATTCTCCACCGAACTCGGCAGGGATAGCACCCTCTAAACGCTCTTGGCGTTCAAGTCGATCCAAGGCGGTGTCTGTTTTGTAGCCAGGGTTCAACTGTTGCACTTGGATGTCGCCACCTTTGACAACACCTAACTGTCCTGACTTGCCATCGGCGATCTGGATGATTTCTGCGTTTTCACCTGGGCGAGAAACAAGGTATTCGTCAGGGAAAATGCCACGCTCAATAGCAATCTCGGTGAGAGCCTGAAGTCGGGCGCGGGTGTAATACATTCCGAGCAGACCATCAAACTGTCCACGGGGCTTGTCAAGCGTAATACGCTGGGGGTTGACAACCAATGGCATACCAGCACGGTTGGACATACGAGACAGTTCTACCGCTGCACGACCCATGTAGGCACCACCAGTGATTGGGTCACGATCTTTTTCTGATCCCAGCACCAATACAACGATTTCGTTTTCGCATACATATTCAAGGATGGTGAACAGATCGTCAGGGTTTGGGTTGCCAACACGAAGAACACCGTTCAACAATGGGCCGTAGTTACGCATAACCCACGCATACGGACGGCTGTAGGAGAAGATGACATTCTCAGGGACAGGGTTTGATTCGTCCGTGATGGGGGCAGCGAAGGTATCAAGGGGGTTACGAAGGTGCCATTCGACAAGTCGCTTATCAAAGTTTGGCTTCAGGAACACAGGGGCTGAGGCGTAGGCGAAGAAGTTACGCGCACGTCGGCGATCCTTTTGGTTCATACGGTTTTGATCCCACATGGACAACATGGCTCGCTTGCGGTCACGGGCAAGTTGCATAGAGCGATCTTGTCCTTCACGCAGGGCAGGGAAATACGGAGAAGGGGATGTCGAGGTGACACGCATAGCCATTTGGTCAAGACCCTGAACAAACAGGTTCGCTACAGAAGAACGAGCAGTACGATCCAACTCGGACAGGGGTACAACTACTTCACCGTTAGCAAGTCGGCGTACCTCACGCATCTGCTGGAGGATCGGCCCAAGGTTTTGATGACGCTCACGATAAAGATCAACAATTTCCTCAACTGATTTCATGCGCGACCTTTACTAGATTCAACGGGTGTAAAGGTATCACACTATCCACCTATCATCCATGAAGGTCGCCACTGTCGAGGAGGCTTCTTTACTTGGGTCAGGTTTGGCAGGTTCAAAATTGCCATCCATAACGCCATCACAATGTCTGTTCCGTTCTTTTTATCCCTGCTCCACTTCGTTAACTCGTCAACAGCTGCAAGAGTTTTCCAGTTTCCACGCATAGTGGGGAACCGAATCGCACCAGATCGGACAACAGGGGGTAATAACGCCTCAACACCGAGGGCTTCGTCCAGTTTGTTACGGGAAGTGGTGTGCTGAATAATGTTTACCCGCCACATTGACTGCCATTTTCGTACAAAGTCGTGGGCAAGAAGGAATCTTTGCGCTGCGTTGATCTCAACAACCCAGTGCGAGATGGGATAACCGTATTCAACCGAGCGTTCCTGCCATTCTTCCATCATCCCTGAGTATGTGCCGGTCATTGTGTCGTAGCCAAGCACTTCTTCAGCGGTTAATTTGATGCGTTCCAAGTCAACGACGTGGTACAGGTTCAAATCAGGCTGGTAAATGATCCAAACAAACGCCCAAAACATTGTGGGGGACGGGTCAACAGCGACAATAGATACCAGTGGGTGCGATAATCCGTTAGGTATGTAACCAGGTAGGCGTTCATTATCAATGCAACCGTTATACATCACCCCGTCGTTACCAACACCACCGGTAAGCCAAGTGCGATCAACCAGTCGAGAGTCAATATCCAAATCTTCCTGCTGATACACAACATTAAAAACATCAGGTTTGTTGTAACGGATAAACGAAAGGTCTTTCCACGGCAAACGCTTCGGATCAAGCAGTGGGCCTTCAGGGTACGGCTTTGATTTAAACGATCTGGACTCTTTACCCGTGTCTAGTTCTTCGTAATACGCTTTGTAGATGATATGGCGGTACTTCTTCTGCCTGATCGGTTGACCATTCTCAACATCCTCAGGGGTTTCCACATCCGAACCGTCATAGTTAATGTCGTCATCAATGTCGTAAGTTTCCTTCGCCAAACAATGTGCGTACAAATCTCCTGATCCAAGACGCTGCCCAACGACAGCCAATAATCCACCTGGGTCGCACCGAGCCTCTGCGACACCATCCCACCGTTCCAGCAACTTATCTCTGGCAACCGACTCACGGGCATTATCTGGGGATGCCACGTCGTCAAAAAGGCACAGGTCTGCACGGTGACCAATGAACTCTGTTTCAATGCCATAGGCACGAACGGTTGGCTCCTTATTGTCAAGCCCGTTCCCGTCCAATTGTTCAACGACAAATTCTTCTGCTCTCCAAAGCGCGCCTTTATCAACTGGTTTAAACCTTCCATAGTCAATCGTTAAACACCCGACAGCGTTGACCGCTAACCCCTTCTCGACCATCATCGGGTCAGGTTCAATAGGCATCACACGCTCAAGCGTTTCACGGATACGGCGAGAATACATCTTCGCCATGTTCTGAGACACCGACCCGATCATCACACGGATACGCCGGTTACGAACAATCGCCCACACAGCCACGTCGTGAAACAAAGTTGACTTACCCGCACCAGGGGGAACATTCAAAACAACAAATTCTTTTTCTTCAGACTCCAACAACTCCACCAATGTGAGAGCTGCTTCGACCTGCCACGGAGACGGAACACGGCCAAGGTAGTAAGTACGGAAAAAATCAAAATCCTCAAGCCCCCTCAACGCCTCCTCAGAAAGTTTGTCGTGAGGAATCGCAGATGGCAAATCAATGGCATCCATGAAGTTATGGTGTGCGACAGATTGGCGACCACCAGATCCTGCCCCTGAAGACACCTTATGATCGGCTTCTTTACGGGCTGCTTCTAAAGCCCTAGCCCGTTTAATCCAGCGCGTACCAGTGTTGTAATGAACACCTGTCTCTGCACAAGCATCTTTGATATTCCGACCTGCAGCTATCAACGCAAAAAATTTTGCTTTGTCTGCCGGTGGAACTGCTCTTTTAGTTCCCATCGTGGTTAAAGATTACCACTTCACCTTGTTCGCCCAATACGCAGCAGACATCTTTCCCTTAGCGATATTGCTTGCGTGTCTTGCTTTGAACGCTTTGTTCCGTGCTGATCCTTCAGGGGAACCCTTCACACCCTTCTGCCCAAAACGAATCGTCTTCACCTGCTCGCCAACCTTTGCCACAACGACGTGCGACTTAGACGGATGATCTGGTGTTGCCTTTGGCTTATTAAACCCCGAAACACCAGCCCGCTTCAAACGAGGATCTGGAGCCATCACTTCTTCTTTCGACTAGCAGCCATGTTGTCGATCAGATTCGGATACGGACGACCAGCTGCTTTTGCCCGTGCCATCGCCGACTTCTTCTGTGCAGGAGACAACGGAGTTGACTTCTTCTTCGGATTCGGTTTATCCCAAACATCTTTTTTCTTCATACCGCAACACTACATAATCTGCTACACTCAAGACCGCAACAGAGAAAGACTCCCACGCTGGGAAGCGTCAGAGCGAGCAAGGCTGTACACCGGTTGCAAGGTGCGGGGCATTTCACACTAGGAAACTAGGGTAGATGTTCCCTGCAACCAAGACAGAATGAAGACAGATGGTCTGATCCCCTGTTGCGTAAGAGGAACAAGCAGCGTTGAATGAACGACCAAACATTCCATCCTTTACAGGTGTCGGCTAAAAGAACTTGGCTACGGCGACCTTGAACTCTTGTGGTTCTAAACCGTGGGGGAAAGCCATCTACTCTTTGCTTGTCTTCAACACAGCCAGTTGTGTCTAACGCCCTCGTGCTTCGCACAGCGGTTGTTCGCAGCGAAACACGGATCACGTCGCTGTGAATGTGCAACGCTTCGGATGGGCCTTTGAAAACCGGTCACTCTAAGTGGTTGGTGAACACACCCAGTCACACAGTCGAACACCTAGCCAACCTGGTACAAAAGAGTGACAACATCTGTGAGCAGTAATACAGTACTCCCCCCACACGCGCCTCGGCACACCCCCAGTTGCTCCAACAGTCACCGGCTGTTCCACCCCCTGCCCCATAAATGACATAACTAGCATTATGGGCGAGACTTGCCACCCCCCTCCCCCCCCTCCCCGACCGTTGCGAACAGCCGACGTGTGTTCCGAACAGTCACCGACTGTTAGCTGCAAAGTGGTCGGGGTGTCGTTCCGCCTTGTCTTCGTTGTTGGTGGTGCGGAAAAAAAATCTAAAAGAATTTGCAAATGGTGCTTGCAATTGTCGCACGGTTACCCCATACTGTCTATGTCGGCAATTCGGTCGGCACAGTTTGCGAAGGGGCGAACAATGAAGACAGCGAGAGAATGGTTCAATGAACCTGAGCGGGAGTGGGCAGAAGTTGGGTGTGAGGCTTGCGCCTTAATGCCCGATGGTGACTTGACTGAGGAGCAAGCGAAGACAGCAACCTTGTGTGGTGACTGCGAGGCATATTTCGGGCTTGGGGGCAACTAATGAACACCTATAGCGATTACATGGAAGCGGTGGAGGAGAACCTTTCCCGCTTGAACACCGCCACGGGGTGCGAGTTCACTCACGGTTGGACGGGCGGAAATTGCGATGCCTATTTCCTCAACGATGGAGACAATTACTACATGGTCACGGTCGGCGGTGAGGCGATAGCCCCAACCACCCCCGAAGAATGGGAAGAAGTCACCCTCGGTTATTACACCCGTGACAATGACGGCGGGGACATCGTGGAGAGTGTTCGCACATTTGCCGATGTCGTTGGATTCTTCAAGGTTGGGGGCAACTAATGAAGACACGAACAGACAGACACGGCACACCGTTGTGCCTCAAGTGTGGGGTGGCAGCTCCCGATGTCATCGCCCATATGGTCACGGGGTGCCAACCTTCCGACATTCTCACCGAGTCCGTCCGTAATGTCATCGCACGGGCGATGGCGCAACGGCAGGGGGCGGAGGTCGCCACCCGACTTAGTCTTGAGGCGGTCGCCGAGTTCCTCGCCTCCCACGGGTTGAGCATCGTTGACGAGAATCTAAATGTTGCGGAGGTTCTCTAATGGAATACCTCACAGAATCCGAACGGCTCCCCGTTGTTGAGGTGGTCACGGTGTTGTCGGAGTTGTCGGTCGATCTTGAGGCGATGCACCTCCCCGATATGTCGGATTATGCAAAGGCGCATTATCTCCGAACCATTGCCGATGCGGTTGCATTGCTCCGCACTCACGCCATCCCCGATGGTCACCCGTGGGCGGTGAAGTAATGGCAGCTAAATACCAGGTAAGGCCAGATCTAGCCGGTATGCGTTCATCGTTGGGGCGGAATAAATAATGCTTGACATATGTCGCACGGTTGCATTACTGTGAAGACATCGGGCGGGGAAGTCCCTCGGAAGGTTCACCGCCTTCCCGCCCACGATGCGCCCACAAGGGGCGCACACAACTAGCGAAGGGGCTAGCACAATGGAAACAGATAACACACAAGCGGGCGAGGCGTGGCGCATCGCTCAACGGGTAGCGGTAACGGAATCGTACCGCGTCACAATTCAATGCAAGTACCACGGCCCAACGAATCACCGCGGGAGTCGAATCACGGTGAGCCGGTGGGACAATCCCTCACAGGGTGTCGATCCGCAACGCCTAACGGTGAAGTGGGATGACTCATGCAACACGGGCGAGAACTACGCGAACGCGGTACGTCGTTACTGTGAGGCAGCCGAATGGTTGGGACATTGGCGCATCGGTTCCACGCCTACGGGTGCGGTCGCCGTTTGGGTCGGCTATGTCGATGAGGTTGAGGTATCGGCATGAGTTACTACGGACTATTCCGCAATGCGTGGGAGGTAGTGGGCGTGACTTTTGAAGGTTCCGCCTACTGCCCCGCCCATGCCCCACAATTTTACACCTACCACCAGGATGCACCCGCGCCGGTGTTTGCCTCCGATGACTACGCGGGCATGACTTGCGATGAGTGCGGGGAGGCGTTGCAATGAACCGCCCAACAATTACCGCCGAACGGCTACAGCCTTCGGGCGGGTGGTCTATCTCGGCTGTCGTCGGTGGCAGCTATTCGGGCTACCGCGTACAGCGTTCTTATTACGGCTACAGCAAGCGCGAGGCCCTCGCATTGTTCCGCCAATATCTCCAGGGGGTGACAGCGTGAGGATGTCAACGCAACGGGCAAGCACCGAACACGCCCCGCCTACGTCGGTCGATCGTCGCCGGTATCGGGTCGGCGGTTGGGAATTGGAATGGTCACCCGAACACCCGCGCACCGTGTGGGCGATACCTGAACACCTCAAGGAATTTAGACAGTGTTCGGGCGGGATCTATTACGGGGAGGAATCCGACCAAAAAATGGGGTGGGACTTGCCTATTCCCCCGAAGTATGTCTGCACGGCAGCACTGTCGATTATGCGAGGACTACACCAGGATGCGGGCAAGTAATGGAACGCCCGCCCATTCTCAATGAGTGCCATATATGCGGGGAGCCTCACACCCTTGACCGCATGGTTCACAAGTGGAACTATTCGTACTGCCTTACTTGTTGGCAGGACATCGAACAACAACAACAACACACAGAAAAGGAAACAACACAATGACAACACCAACCAATTACACCGCGCCCGCCAGGGTTCACGATCTGCTAGGGCAGGCGTACCGTCTCATCGAGGACGCGCAAGCACACGCCGACCGGTGGGATAGGGCAGAACTAGGGCGAGGGCTAGACAATATCCGGTGGCAGCTAGGCGACTTTATCGCCCAGATCACGCCACTCACCTCGGCCCATACCCTTGACCCCGTGTCGGGTGAATGGGTAGCCGATACCCGCCACGCCTTTAGCCTCGCATTAGAAGGGGGCGAGTAATGGCCCGCAACTATTCCCCGAACCACCCCGCTGTTCGGTCATCGCTTGACCGTGACGGTATGCCCCGCCCCTTGACGGTTCGTGAACGTCGCCAGGCGATGAACGCCCGCGCCGGTCGATCCAATGCCCTGCCCCGTAGCCGTGCCATCGTTGGGTTCGTGTCGATCCTTGCGACCTTCCCCGCAATGGCATGGGGCGAGGCCCACGGGCAGCTAGTGGTGGCGTTCGTCCCGCTTGCGTTCGGGGTGTACTGCCTCGCGCCGTGGATGCGTAAAGATATCGAGGAGGTGCGCCAGTGGCGTTGAAGATTCGTATCTCGTGCGACCGATGCAACGGTGAGGCGATCCCGTTCACTATTGGAACGCCAACCGATGCCAGAGTGGAACGGTTCCCCGAAGGTTGGTTCTATGACGGCGAGGTCGATCTCTGCCCCGTGTGTACGGGACGAGACGGCAGCTACTGGACAGCGGAGCCGTTCTAGTGGGCCTATTCGTTAATAGTCTCATCGAAATATGGGATGTCATAACGGAGCCTCAACGTCGCAAGCGTGAGGATGCCCGCATAGACGCGCTGTGCTTAGCAATGGAGCGTGAAGGGTACACGATCACCCAGGTGGTTGCGGGTGTGCCGGTCAAGTGGTTTTGCTACTGCCCTCGTGAAGTGTGGCGATGGTCAAAATCGGAACGCATGGCCCATGTCTTTCACGATCGTTCAGCAGCGGAGCGAGCAGTAGAGAATTGTTCCGTCTCTTACAAGTCGAGTTACCAGATCATAAAACGCAAATAGTTTTTATCTGATACTCTGTAACTGCCCTAGCCGGTGTCCCCCTTCTCACTGGCTAGGGCTTTTACTTGCGCCAAATTAGGGGCGTTGCGACACGGACATATTCGTCTCGTTCTTTCGGGGTTAGCCCGCCCCACATCCCGTTACGGCGACCGGTTAGTTCTTCGTGTGGCAGCTCCGACATGAGACACTCAACTTTCACGGTGCAGACATCGCAGAACTGCCGTGCTTTATTCCAGTAGAACCCACGCACGTCGCCCGATGGTATGTCGGGGAAGAAGATCGCAGGGTCACGGACATCTCGACACTCGGCGTTGTCTCTCCATTCATGCACGGGGCGACCCCTTCTTCGTTGTCTTTTTTGTAACACGGTTGCGGATCTCGTGGCATACACATTGACACGCCCCAATTTCTTCCCGTGTCCAAATTCGTAACGCCCTGGCTACTGTCCCGCAGTGATTACATTCCCGCTGTTGTTCGTCGGTCATACGGCGAGGATGTGTTTAGCAATCCATGCAGCTACTGGCGAGGCGACTCCGTTACCACACATCTTGAACCGTTGAGAGTCGGAGATGACTCCGTTAGTTCCTTGTGAGGTGTGGTTATCAGGCCAACCCATGAGACGCTCACATTCAAGCGGTGTGAGACGGCGTACAACCAGCATCGGGGTGCCATGCCCGATGGCGTGTGGTCCACGCGCAACAAGTGGTGGCATCGCATCGTCTTCCTTGATATACGGATCGTATGCTGCGTTGGTGCCTTGGTTGAAAGCTGCACGATCTATCACGACTGTCTCTATTTCTTGAGCGATCATCGGGGTGTTAAGTCCACCGGTTCCCATCTTTGCTGAGAGTGTTTGCGATAGTCCTTGTTTGCCCATGCGTATGCCGTCACGGTAGGAGTTCTCAAAGATCAACGGGTCAGTCTCTTGGATCACATGAGGTGTGTTATCCCCTTGTTTCCCTTCTGCTTTCAGCGTTGGGACGATTCCCTCCCACACCTGTCCACCTTTACGGGCAGCCGATGGTGCGAACACAGTTACTTCTTGCGTGATGAATGTCTGTGCATGATGTGACTGCACCGATGGTTGCAACGCCTGTAATGCACGGGCTGTTTCTATTTCGGTAGCAGAGAAGTTGTTTGCTTTGGCATCTTCACGGATGGAGTACGCAACAGCAGGAATAAACATATGGGTCAGCGTTGGCGATGGATCACCGTCTTCTCCTACACCCAGTCCTTGCCGGTTTACTGCGTCTCTCTTGTCGGGATCACGCAAAGCGTTACGGGTATCAATCGGGTACGCCACAGAAGGTGGCTGTTGCGAAGCCTTCAACGTCGGAGACTGATCCTCAAACACGCCAGCGTTGGAACCAAACTGTGTATCAAACGCTATCGGCTCGACAACAAGGTTGTAATGCTCCGAACCTGACGGCCCACCCGTACCCTTATGCCACTTGCTAGTGACAGAGGTAGTTAGGATTCCGCCAGGTGTTGATCCTGCTGCCCATTGACCACTTGTTCCAATGCGATCTTGAGTCTCTCGGGTAGCACCTTGCCCCTGTTCTCCGCCCGTCGCAGAATCCCCGCGCAAGCCTTGGCTGACAGGAAGTAACGGCTCGGCACAGCGGAGGCTGGTATCAGAATCGAAACAAGTCGTGACGAACACGCGCCTTCGTCGCTGGGGGACTCCGAAGTATTGTGCATCCAGCACTGACCACTCACTGAAACACGCCCCTGCTTCATCCATTTCGTAGAGGACTTCCCCGAAGTCGGCACCTCCATTGGACGATAAGGCCCCGACGACATTTTCCCAAATAGACCAGGTTGGTGAAGATCCATTAGTTAACTCCCTTAGTTCTTTGATGATACGAATTCCTTGATGAAACAAACCAGATCTTTCACCGGTTAGTCCTGCTCTTTTACCTGCGAGCGACAGGTCTTGACATGGTGACCCCCATGCAACGAGGTCAACCCCACCAGTCATCTCTAGGATGTGTGCGCCGGTGAGTGTTGATACGTCGTCCCATTTGGGGACATCAGGCCAGTGATAATCCAATACGGATCGTGCGTGTTTGTCGATTTCGCATTGGAAAACTGTGGTCATACCAGCAGCTTCTAGCCCCATGTCGAACCCGCCTACCCCTGAAAATAGCGAGAGAACTTTCATCAGAATGGTTCTTCGTCAACCAAAACTTCACGGGAAGATGGGAACACCTGACCGATTTGCTGCATGACTGCACCGCTGTTGTCCTGTACCCATGCGTTCCAACGACATGACGCGCCAACTTCATCAGCGATGATCTTGAAACCTTTGCCTTTGGTTCCGTCTTTCTTGGTGAATTCTTCTTGTTCGTAGCGACCAACAACGATGACGGTTGATCCCTTGCCGATGGTGTTAGCGACGTTCTCTGCCAACTTGTTGAAGACAGTGATGTTGTGCCATGTGGTTTTCTTCTTCTCATCTTTGCCGTATGTGTCGGCTACTGAGAAGGTAAGGATTGCCATCCCACCTGGTGTGTATCGCAACTCAGGTTCTTGTCCGACCTTGCCGGTGATTGTGATGTGGTTACTCATTTGATTCCCCTTCTTTCTTTAAAGGTGTGATTCTGTTTGCTTTTTTGCTACAGATGTGTGTGGGCGGGTGTATTACCCGCACGAATAATGTTACTGCTGTTCCGCAGCTACTGCAAGACCAAATTGTTTTTTCGGTTTTTACGACAGGCCCTACATTCTCGACTTCCTTTTGGTCGGGTGTAAGTATTTTCTTGGTTGTATTCATGTCCTTGTGGACAGTGCGTTTTGTTGGCATAGAAGTGTCTCCCTCGTTCTACGACATCTCTCATGTTGTCTGTTTGTGTCCCGCCTTCTAGGTGATGGGGGTTCACACATACTCGATTGTCGCATTTGTGTCTTACGACCGGTGGATAGTAGTAGTTCGCCATGAAGAAGGAGAAACGGTGTGCTGCACGATGCTTGTATGCGACGTATAACTGTCCGTAACTGTCACCTCTCCGTGATCCTTGCCATTCCCAACATTGGTCGGGTGTGCCTATGGATACTTTGCGCCAGAAGCGCAGGCTGTCTTTGTATGTAACTGTTTCCACAAGTTTCTACCTGTGGTCACAGTAACAGTTGAACTATTTATGTATCCCCGATGATCCTTCCCAGTGTGCTGACCCGCCGTTGTCGTAGAGGTATTTGGCTACCTTTAGATTGCATGAGGGGTCTGTCAAGGATTTGATTAGCTGCCGACGTGGACGCTTGCAAATTTGGGCGGTGATGGTTTTGTGACCTGAGTTCACCTGGAGTAACCCGATGTCATAGGAACGGACAGCACGGCAGTTTTTGTATGTGGCCGCCGGTGATAGCACACAGTCGTTGTGGTCGGTACCGCTTCGGTAGTTCCAGCCGATTGCTTTGGGTTCACATTTCGACTCGCGCCACATATAAAAAGAGAATTCTTTAACGGGCAGTCCGTGCTTGCGGATCATTGCCTCGTATTGGGGGCAGGACTTGGTTTCGGTGCTGTCTGCGTGGCTTACAGCGGGGTTTGAGAGGGTTATAAGGACAGTGGTTGAGATGAAGATGCGTTTGAGCATGGTTTTCCTTTCGTCATGGGACAGGTCAAGTAAGGGGCATAGTCCTCCTAAGGGGTACTGTTAAACGGATTAGGTCAGTCTAGCCCGAACTGTGGCAGACCAAAAGATCGGGTCATCCCAGTCACTGAAAGAGTTGAGTTGATCCTGCCTAACCCATGCTGTGTCAGGGGATTTCATTTCACCAATTTCTAAACCAGCAGCTAAATCAATCCAGCCTCGTAACAAAACTTTGTTCTCCTTGACAATGGCAAGGATGTACTTGGCAGGTTTATCTTTCGGGTGAAGAAACAAATGACCGGTCATGTGTTCAGTCGAACGGATCTGGTATGTACCAACGTCGCCTTCAAGATCAGAAAGTTTTTGGTTGGTCGCTGGTTGCCAATGCAAGTTAAACGCTTTGGCTACCGCGTACTCAGCGATCATGCCGATGATGTCTATCTGCCAAAAGTTCTTTCGGTCTTCTGACCCGTAGAACTGTGGCCGTTGTTTCTGTATTGATGCGATACGCCTTTGACATCCAGCCATAGATGCATGGGCAAGTTCGTACTCATCAAGAACGATCGTTATCTGCACCCAACTTCTCCCCTATGAATATCCCACAGAAAAATACTGCAAGAAGTTGGATCATTTGGATAATTAAATCAGCCATTAGAAACCTGCTTCTTTCATTAACCACACCATCCATTCAAACGGCATGACTGCGTACCAATTACCAGGGTCTGTGGTGCCACGCTTCTTAGCCACAACACAACCGGTGGTTGCCTGTGCGTTGACAGTTTCGGATTCAAGTTCTTTGATCCAGCCAGCCAAATCTATTTTGGCGTGGTTCTTTACTTCAAACACGATCGGCCCACACCCAGTGATGTCACCTTTGTCGTAGTTGCCTGTCAATGCACGTCGTTCCGCATACGGGAACCCGTTCTCTTTCAGGTATTTAACTACCGCTGTTTCAGCAGCTGTTCCTTTTTGTTTTGCTTTACTCATGCTTCGCATCCTTCATAAAAATCTGATCCCCATATTTCAAAGGGGTGGTATCCAAGTTTCACTGCCCAACGGTCAGCGTTGTACACATCCATGCCACTCTTGCGCCACTTAGAAAGAAGACTGTTTGCTACTGCACCAGTTCGACCGTCTAGTTGTAGTCGGAGAACCAAATGGTTAGCGTCCAACCTGACAACGCTCTTGCGGTATGTTGCACGGTACAGTCGTGCGTCTTCAACACAGATCTCGCATCGGCATTTATGTTTGAGATATGTCGAGCGACCGTGGTTCCACCGGTCAGACACCGAACCAATCTTTCTGTTTGGATTCCCACTGCTTGTAGTACTGCTTCATCCATTGTGGCTGCGGTTTCTTTTCATCCAGCAAAGCAAAGGCATGGGCTAAAGCGTTGGCAATCTTGCGCCAATCTTCAGCCTCTTGCCGTGCCTGCTTAAGTCGGAACTGGAGAAGTTTTACCTTCTCCTCCATCTCGTCAAGTTGATCTTCGTATCTAGCCACGGTTAGCCAACTCTCGTTCAAGTCGTGCAACCTCAGCCTCTAACGCACGGATCTGGGCAAGAGCATCGTCAAGTGCTTTTTGTGTCCGGTCATGGGCTGCATACGCATCAGTCAAACGAGTTTCTGTGCTGGGCTGGCGGTAACGATTCGGGTTGTAGTTCCTCATCACTTAGCCAGTTCTTCTTCAACAGCGGTACGCACCAGGTCACGGAACAACTGTGAACGCTTGACACCGCGCTGACGGCACAGCAAAGCAATCTGTTCCAACTGTGATGGTGTCACTCTGATACCAATGATGTGTGCTGAAGCCTCTGAAGCCTCAGGGTCAACAGTTCTTTTGTTAGCCATTACTGACCGTCCTTTTTGTATTCAAGACGGCCCAACCAGCGTTCATTCCCTGGTGATCCATCTGCTGCAACCAATAATTTCCAAGTCATATCAAGTTCTTTAGCCCCAGCAGGCAAATCCAAACGCATGATCCGTTCTAACTGTTCCCTCGCTTCTATGTCTTCGTACTGAGAAGGGTGGATACAAACTGATTTTGAATCAATCATCACTGACCGTCCTTAAATGCTGCAAGTTCTTTGTATGCCTTACGCAATGCAGGGAGGTGGGATTCCATCCACTGCTGACCTTCAGGGATTTCAGCGTTAGCAGCTACAACCTTGGGGTCAATGCCCTTGTCAACGCAAGCCTTAGTGAACTGCTCTACCTGTTCAGCAGACAATGGTGTCATTGCCCGTGGCTTCTTCATAGGTGCATGATCCTGTGGTTGAGACTTAGGAATCTGCTGGGTCTTTGGAGCCGGTGCTGGGCGGTCAACGTCGTCCCATTCCTGCTTCGTCCACAGGCTGAGGCAGATACCGAAACGCATAGCAGCATTGCGAAGGAAGTCAGATGCAAGTTCTTTCAACAAGTCAGGCTTGTTATGTGCAACCGATCCGATACCAAGGCGACGTACACCGTGGATGGTAAGCCAACCAGCCATGTGTGCCATGCCGTTCTCGACACGGTACGCAGGAAGGCCGTCAGTGCTGAACGCCACTGGTTCCCATGTCCACTCAGGGTCAATCTCGATGATCATCTTGGTGACATCAGCGTGACCAACGAAGTCAAGCTGCATACCACCCTTCGGCAACTTGCCGATGATCTTTGGATCTGGTACTCCGTATTTGTTGAGTACATCTTTCAACTCAACTGTCTTATGTGTTTCCATTATTTGTCCCCTTTCAAAAGGAATGTGCGGGTTGATGACTGCTTTGTAAAAGTTGCAGCCAACTCAGGGTGTGCAAGTTTGAACGCTTTAGCGTCAAACGACTCACGGTTCTGTGTCTTCCATGTAGCCACTGTGGTGCCGTCAATAACAGCAGTGTCACAGTCACCGATCATGTCACAGATTTCTGCTTTCAACTGGTCTTCCATCTCTTTGTACGAAGCAAGTTCGCTACGCACATGACGGAGCCTGTCAAACAGTTCTTTGGATTCAGTGGGCAGTTCTTGAACACGGTTCACTGAACGCTGATAGCGGGTCTGAATGGTTTCATACGACCACTTGACACCGCTAGGGATCATGCCTAACTCGATAGCGTTAAGCCAGGTTTCGACAGCAGAAACATGTTCGGCAAACTCTGCCGGTGTGATGGTCTGCTTGTGCAGGTGGAGGATCATGGACGGGTCAAAGATGGCCCACATGACTTCATTGGTGTCGGCACACAATGCCTGTTGGATTCCTTGGATGCGCCAGTAGTCAGGCAGTTCACCGTTCCAGTTACGGGTGGTGGTTTTGATCTCAAGGATCTTGCGGTCATCGCCGTCTTCCCAGTAGCCGTCAAGGGTGGACACCATACGCGCACCGTTCGGTGAGTCACACGCAAACATTTCTTCAGGTGTGATGTATGGGATACCAATCTTGTCCACTGCCCATTCAAGAACGAATGGTTCAAGACGGTTGCCTCGCTCCATCGCAGGGTTAGGTGGGATCGGTGACGGTGCGACATCACCAAGTAGTTCTGCTGCGTACTGCTCACGTCGCACGAACGGATGCAACCCGTAGATTGCAGCTACTGCTGATGCAGATACACGCTTGTTGCCGTCTTCATCACGGAACCGGATGTTTAACCAATCTTGACCGCCGTGTTCGGGCTTCTCAATACGGTAACGATGTAAAGCCATGTGGCTCCCCTTCTGTTGAAACTGTTAGACAGAAACATACAGGCGGGGTGTATCAAAGTCAAATAGAAATATCTGAAATTGTTTTCATGGTGCGGATCATGCCGACAGGGATATGGAACGGGTTGATTCCTTCGCCTTCGTGGTATGACTGCCACACGGTGACATGATCTTTCTTGCCACCTGGTTCGTCAGCCGGTACAAGGAACCCGACCGTCTTGACAATGACTTCTCCATCGTCTTCGTATGTCTCTAGGATTTGCCATCCGCTTTCACCTGCGTGTGCGTCAGCCCAGTGAATCAAGACAATGGGATAGTTTTTATTCTCCATCTGGTTCTCCTTCAACACGGCACGTCGGGCAGTGACGGCCTTCGTTTATATCCCATCCGTAGTCACAGTTGGGGCAGGTGAGCCAGTTCTTCGGGGAGGTCATTCCCTGATAGTAGTAGAGGTTTTAAGCAGCCCGATTTGCCTTTATTTGCAAGGCTCGCAACCGTTCAACAGCAAGAAAGAAAGCATCGTGATCCGCTTGGGGAACAACTGTTTTGGCGAGGTACTTCAGGATGATTTCAAGATCTTGTGGTGTCATAAGACGACCGATGATATCACCGTCGAGGTTTCGTCACATGATCCTCAACTGTTGTTAAACGCTTCTCGATACGGTCAATCGCATCACGCATAGATGAACCACTGTTGTTCTTCATGTTCATCTCGACATAAGCAATGGCTTTATCTAGCCGAGTTGCCCACCGATAAATGGGAAGAAGAAACCCGCGATAGATAACACCGCAGGAAGCAACAACAGCTGCCACCATTCCAAGAGATTGTACAAGTGTCACTTCCCGTCACACCACTGCCAGTGCCAGTGTTCAAACTCTGGTGACTTGATGTTGTCCCCTTGGAGGTAGAACCCAAACGTCGGTGCGTTCTCGCACATCCACTTGAATCCCTTCTTCGCTGATGCCATGCCGACAATGTTGCCACCCTTGCCTTCGACAGCGAGGTCAATCGCAAGTCCCCAACCGTGGTTGGAACCTGACTTACCTGTCGGATCTGGTGCAGCCGATGGTGCTTTACCCTTCTTAAGAATCCAGGTCTTGCCGTCAAACTTGCGGGTCACTGTGTTTCTCTTGCCGAGGCGTGGATCGTTCGGCTTGGCTACTTCGTAGCGATCCATGAACATTGCGAACTGTCCGTCATAAGAACGGTAGTCGCCGATGTTGCGGAGTTGGATACCTGCGGCCATTGCTGCGTCATACATTTTGTTGAACGCTTCGGCTGCTTCCTTGTACATCTTGCCACCGGTTTTGACACCAACAAGAAGGCTCTTATCGAGGCGACCGTTGATCTGGCCTTTCAGCCCAGCGGGAACTACCAACTTCTTGTACGGCAAAGCCTTTGACATTTTATTCTTCTTCCATTGCGACCCCTGCAACGATGGCAAGGATGTTGATAACAAAAGCAATCGCGCTAATAACTAGTGCTTTGCTTAGGGTTTCACCTGAGAGGGTGATGAGCATTAGTGCGGTGCTGGTTAGCCACAATGACAGGCTAATTATGGAGCCGAGGTGTTTCCGCATGGGTTTTACATTATCACTTTCGCTTGATTGGCATGACCATCGCTGAGGTCACCAAGGTCATAACAACAAGTGTGCGACGTGTGCCAACGGGGACGGTTGATCCGAGTGGGACATAGGAGTCAACTGCTCCGCTGAAGATGTTGACTTCGGATTCAAATGATTCTCGGACGGCAGTTGGTGCGTCTTGTACTGCAGCTACGAGGGCGGTGAGTTGTTCTTCGTTGAGGTCTTCTACTACGAGGGCTTCAAAGATTTCGGTGGCTTGTTCACCGGTGATGGTGGCGAGGACTTCGGGGCTGGTGGCGAGTTCGGCGGCTTGTTCGGGGGTCACAACCTCAGGAACTGTATTACCATTCTGTATCGTCGTAATCGTCACGGGGGTTATCGGTAGGCTTGAAGTAGAACTTGAAGCCTCTGGAACGCTTACGGTCGCCTCTGAGACGATTGTAGAGGAAGTCGTAGGGGTCATCGTAGTCGTCGTCTGCACTATCGAACTGGAGGTAGATGATGCCGTACTGGATGACGGACTGACCGTTGTAGTCGTACTCGGCAGAGTCGTAGTCACCAGGCTCAAAGTCGATGTCGTCGTGGGCGGGTCGGGCAGTGTCGTCGTAGTGCTGGATGATGTTGACGAACTTGATGTAGTCAATGGCTCGCTCGTTGAAGATGTTGTCGTTGCCATCGTCGTAGTCGTCCATACGGCCATCGTACTAAATGCAGAGTCAGGCACGATTGCCCACTCGTTTTGAACCATCCACCACAGTTGAACCCACGCTGCGCCACCGTTCTCATAGAACCACAGAGTTATCTGTTTAGACACACCTTCTTGGAACTGCACCGGTTGCGATACAGATCCGCCACCACCTTTGTCGCGCCAATCGTTAGTGATCAGTTCGCCATCTAAATACAGTTTGGTTCCGTCATCGGCTTGCGCCATGAATTCAACAGGGCAAGTACAGGGTGCGGTGATAAAGCCTTCGTACTTGACAACAAAGTCTTCGTACATATTGAACAACGGTTGGCTGTCAAAGTTTTGGTTGATATCAGAAACAACCATTGTGCCAACAATGCGATCATTGCCAGGTAAAGGTGGGGCAGCGTTGTACCAACGGTTGTTATAAACAGTGATGTTTATTCCCGCTGTGTTCTCCTCAGCCTGGGCTGAAGAAGAAAGCAGGACGGCGAAAGCCCCTAAAAAAAGTAAGACCCTAAAGAGTCTCGGAGTCACGCTTCACGCCGAAAGCAGCATCGACTTCGTGGGCTTCCAACTTGCCGTCAAGAGAAGCCTTGGCAAGATTGACAAGCACGTCGGCGATAGCGTGGAATCCACCAAGAGCTGCGGAATACCACAGTGGGATCGAGACACCGGTGCCGACCGAGTTGATGATGCTGGAACCCGTGATGATTGTGAGGCTCGACATGATGAACAAGGCGATGATACGACTTGCTACATCCTTGGCAATCTTCAGTGACAGCATTGGGGTTCTCCTAGTGGTTAGCCCCTTCAGCGACTAGGAGGATAGTAGCAGATTTAGTCGTGCTTAATGATGTAGTTGACTGCCAAATACGGCTGGAAGTAAGCCTCTGCGCCGCCTGTGTCGGCGTTGGTCATCGTGACGGTTGTGGTCGCCGTGGCTGTAATCCCTGTTGTTGCACTATTCACATAGCCAGCCTGTACTGTGCCACCATCCAAGTAAAGCGCACCATTAATACCACCACTTGTGGTTGATACATCAAGAGTATGTTCGTGTCCAGGGTCAGAAATAGACACTGATGTTGATGCACTGGCGGTATTGGCGTGGCTGTGGCTTGGTAGGTTGTTAGTGCCGATAGTGGTTGAACCACCTGTACCCAACAAGGTCAGGCTGGCGTTGTCGCCAATAGCAAAACGACCACGCAAGTCAGGGGTTGCACTACCGACAATGGCGGCCAATGCTGTGTAGCCAGTGGTCGATGTGCCGTCACACAGAAGCCAGCCAGTAGGGGCAGATGCACCACCGTACATAGCAATAGTTCCGACAGGGACAAGAGCATTAGCAACAGCCGTAGCCAACTTTGCAAGGGTCACGCTTGTTGATGCCAATTCATCTGATCCGACAGCACCAGTTGCAATTTCACTAGCCCCAACAGCGTTAGCTGCAATCTTGGCTGCTGTCACTGCATCATCAGCGATACCAGCGGTAGGAACTTGACCCCACTCAGGAGCAGTCGCACCACTGTTCACCTTCAACACCTGACCGGCTGTGCCAATCGCTAACTGGGTTGGGTTAGACGAACCCTGATAAACAATGCCACCTTCGTTTGCATAGGTAGAAACAAGAAGGTTCGCTTGGTTCGCTTCCAACGCCGTAAAGACAGGATAAATCGTGGCACCACCTGCGTGTGTACGATCCGTGGTGTCGTCCACTCCTCGACCGTTAGCCGAAGCAGACCAGCCCGACGTGACTTCCTCGTCAACCACCGTCAAAGTTGTGGTGGTCGCATAAATCACGCAAATCTTTTCTTCGTTGGCAGTACCAGGGTTGACCACAACAAAGAACGGGGCTGAACTTGTCGGCCAACCCGACATGGCATTAGCGAGGGAGATGCTGGTTGCACCTTGAGCAAGCCCGCCCGATGCGAGTGTGTTACTGACGGGTGCGCCCTTATATGACCGACGACTCTTAGCCATTGTTTTCTCCTAGTTTTCTACCGAACGCAAGGTTACAACAAGCGTCCCGTCAAATTGCCATGTGGTTCCGTAAGCATCTGATGAATCCCAAGCAACATCTTCAACGATCACGGTATGTGAGAACGATCCGATTTGGAGGGTGATGATACGAGGGGATGAAATCAGACTGTCAAAGAACGACTGGTGTTCTTCTACGTCGTAGAAGTATTCAATGTTGCGAGCCTTCACTGACCGGTGCAACAAGATGGGGACTACGAATACTTGTGAACGGAACGGGGCTGCGTAGGCTCGCGCCATCCAACGGGTCAGGGTCGGCCCAGTCGAGACAGTGGTTGTGCTACGGGTCAGGCTGAACTTGAAAGCTGCTTCAATGGCTTTAGCGTCTGATCCGTCAACTGTCACTTCAGTGTCGTTTTGTTCAAGCCATGTGGCTAACTGCTGGTAGTCACCGTTGTCAATCTTGAGATACGGGGTGATGGTGCCGATAAGCGGGGTGGCGCGGGTGTCAACTTTGGCGATGAACTTGCGATCTGGGATACCCCAACGCCATGTGCCTGTTTCTATTTCGCCTGATGCAACAAGACTGGTTGAATCTTCAGCAATGATACCTATTCCACTGACCATAAACAGATGCTTGTATGCGCCTGATGTTGGATCGACAAATACAACAACGCTTTTCACGTCGGCGGTTGAGTTGTACATCAGGTCTGTTGCAAATGCAGGGGTGTTCGGTGCGGTAAAGACTGACAGGTCAAGACGGCCAAGACCACCCGATGTGCCGTCATAGTTTGAATAGGTAAACCAAACGAACCGGTCATAAGACGAGAACTTATATACAGATCCTGTCGTTGGGATGAGTTGTCCTGCGACAAGATTTGAGTTCGAATCTGTGCTACAGAAACGAACACCTTGGTTTGTGCCGATAAGAATAAATCCCAAATAACCAGAAATTGCTGTGACTACTTCACCTGTTGGCAGTTCAAGGGCTACAACACCTGCGTCTAATGTTCCGTCTGTTTTGATGGTTATTTTGTAAATAAGAGATTTTTTACTTGAATAGCCTGCTGCGTACACAGCGTTTTGTCCTGTGGCTACACCAACCCATGTAAAGGTTGTGTCGCCAGGGACAATATGATCTGAGGTCGAGCCACCTGAGGCAATAGTCCTTAACTTGTGGTCGTGTGCGCCCCACATAAAGTTCTTAGCGAAGCCCAACATATAGTAGTTGTCGTTGCTGTTGACAAACTTTGTGCCACTAATTGTTCCTGCAGCTGCTGATGTATCAATCTTGCGTACCCCATCAGAAGGGAAAGCAAGGTAAACATCATTGCCATCGGTAGCCATTGCTTGACATGAACCACCAGGTTCACCGGTGCAGTCGGTCCATGTAGGGCTAGATGCAAATGGATTAGTTGTGTATTTAACATCGCCGTTAAGAGATACATACACACGGCCATCCTGCACAACCATGTGCTGAGAAGTGGCAGCAGAAGATAATGAAATCTTTGTGGTGTTCAACAACGACAACTGACCCTTCACCCAAGGGTTAACACCTTTGGACTTATAGAACCGATAGTCCTGAGACTCGGCAACATCCGCATAGATTTGACCCGAACCCAAATGCCAAGAGTCCTGCCCACGTCGCCATAAACCACCAGGGTTAATAGCTGCCTCACCAGGGGTTGTGGAATCGTCCGTTGAATCACGAACACGCTGTTCATAGCCACGCTGAAACTTGCCTGACCGTTGATCAATCATGTACGGGCGACCGTCAATAGCAACAGGGAAAATGTTAGGAACCAGCGAAGATGTCGAGGTGCCTGAGAAGTACGGCGGTGTCCCTGCATACGGCAAGGTGAAGGTAGTCACCGACATCGGTTAAATCCTTGAAAGGATGGTGGGGTATTGGCGTTGCAGTTTTGCAGCTTCAGCGGTGATACGGTCACGGCGCATACGCATCAGGTTCGTAATAGATCCTGACACTGCACCGGCTGTGACTTCCTCAGCACGACGTGTATCCCCCTGTGATTCGGTGAAGTTGCGCTTCACTTCCCGTGGGTTAACCAAACGGATCTGTGCGCCGATGATCAAGATGTCTTCACAAGACGATGGCAACCCTGTCATGTTTTGAATGTTGTGTGATTCGGTAGAAACATTTGTGAACGGTGTTTTATAGACGATGTGGATTCGGCTGGTTGAAACATCTTCGTCAAACTTGAGGGCATAGCCTGAGTTGAAGTCATCGTTTGGCAGGTCACGGATGAGGCGTACTCTGCGGATCTGCTGGTATTCAGTTGTTAAATACCGGCTAGACACTGATATCAAGTCAATGATTGTGTCTGTGGTTGGGATGTTGAGCATTGTCCATGAACCGTTGTAATCAATGTCCATAGTCTTGATTTGGAATAGGCCGTTCATCGGGGATGAAAGGTCGTCCAGTTCGGCGTTGATTGCCTCAATGATTTGGTTGCGGGGGAACTTCGGATCGACAACCACGATGCTGTTGTTGGCGTGGGCTACCGCTGTGGTTCCGTTCCAGCCACGCTCGACAACTGCTGATTTGTTGCCGACAGTGATTTCCCATACATACATGAGTTCAGCGTCAACCTGAATGACGACACCTTCACGGATGCCCTTCATGTCGTATTGGACGCTAACTGTTGTGGCGGTCGCAGAAACAGACGCAGCTAGTTTGTTGCGTTCCTCTACCGTCCCTGACAACAACTGTCGTACAGTACGGTCAATAACCGTTCCTAGTGTTGCCACTACTTCTTCTTAGCCTTGGCCTTACGAACTGGGGCCTTCTTGGTGTTGTCCATCTTCATGCCTTTTTTCTTGGCTTCAGCCTTAGCCATAGCCATTCCCTTAGCGTTGTATGGAAATTCTTTGTTTCCGACCTTTGGCATTGTTGCTCCTTAAATACGGGACAGCCGTATCATAGCCGATACCATGTGAGGTTCGCCTGAAGCCGTTCATCCTGTGGGTTTCGGGACAAAGCCTCGGAGCCATACGCCCATGCTTTCTCCTTGTCCCCAAGGTGATGATTAGAAATAGCTGCCAGATCATACGGGTACCAATTCCATGCTTCAGCCTCACAGAAATAATCAGTTGGTTGTTCTGTGATCGCCAATGCCATTTCGCAGGATGACGCGCAACGAATCCAGTCTGCACGGTGGTAATACAGGCTGGCTAACGCCACCCAGTTTTCACGTCGGGTCGGATCTTCGGCTACCGCTTTGTACAGGTGGTGTTCCGCAGAGTCTGGTCGCATCTTTGCCATGTACCGGTGGGATGATGCCCGTTCTGGGTTCCACTGGGAGATGGCTAGGTGGCGAGAAAAATGGTGTTGAGCCATTGCGTATTCATCGTGGAAGAAGTATTCACGGGCTAGATAAAACTGAAGCCGTTCATCGTTTGGTTGTTCTGCGGCTGCCAACTTCAACATCTCTAGATACTGTCCACGAGACTTGTTGTTGTCGGGGTGATGGTGAATAGCGAACTTGTCGCTGTAGATAGAAGCCTCGCTGGAGACAGGCATAAGGACTTCATGGATCGGGTATTTCCATGTGTGGCTATGACGACCGTGGACTCGACCAATCGTGAATGACTGTCCTTCTGATCCGTCTTCGTTGAAGGTGGTGACAACTTTGTGGGTGACACGGTTTGCCCCAACCCCGATGTATTCAAGTTCTTGTCGCCAACCTGGGGTTAACACCTCGTCCATGTCTAGCGAGACACACAGATCAATGTCGTGGGGTAGGCAGGCAAGGGCGAAGTTGCGGGCATGGTCAAATCGGAACGGGTCAAACTGGCGGGACATAACATCAATGCCTAAGTCAATAGCTGCATGGCGTGTGCCATCAGTTGATCCGGTGTCAAGGATGAACCGATGATCTGCTTCTTTGCAGGATTCGGCCCATCGTGCGACGTGGGCTATCTCGTTCTTAGCGATTGTATAGACCGCTATTTTCATAGCCCCTCCTAAAGATTCAGAACAGTTTGTTTGTTCCTGAAGAATCTTACTTGATTGTCAAAGAACGGCTTGTCGGCGGGGCTAACAGGTTCGGTGTAGTAGTCGTTAAACCTTTGGATACCAGCGTCAAGTTCTGATTGTTCTAGCGAAGCAAGACCGTAAGTGTCTTCAATGCCGTGAATCTTGAACAAGGCAGATAGAGAAGATGAAGCCATGCGTTTGAACACCATTGTCTTGATTGCGTCATCTAAGGCGGGGATGTTTGATGGTCGAACCCGCGCTGTCTCGCTACCTGCTAGGTAGTTACTGATCTGCATAGGGGGCAGAGAGGCTAGGGCTGTGCGTTCCTCGGTGGTGAACCCAAGGGAATTAAGGAATGTCTTAGATGCAATGGCTGCGTCATCTGTACTATTGAATGGTTCTTCAGCGAGGACTGACCATTCGTAGATGAGGCGCATAGTTTCCTGAAGAGTGCGGCCAGTGACGGGGGCAATGCTGTTGTTAATTTTTTCTTCAGCGATCTGTGTCTTACCTGTTGCTTGAAGATATACAAGATGGGCTATACCGTTCACCCCTAAGAATGATTCGTAAATAACAATTTGATTTACTTCATCCAAAACACGGGAATGATTGTCATTAGTGAATTGAATTGCCCCGTACATACCACGGTCGCAACGCCAATCTCCACTGCCAACAGGGACAGACTTTGTAAAACTAAATGTTCCAAGCCCTGCGTCTAGTGGTCGATCATAAATATCAATGATTCGTTCAAGTGGGTAAAGGTTTAATGGCTGGGTTACGCCATTACAGAACGCAATCAGATTGTGAAGCGGAAGTTTTTGAAACGGATGCACCCACGCAGCCAACAATGTTCCATCGTGCAAAACAAATACATCAATGAAATCAACTGATTCGTTACCTGCTGGTGTTTGAATCCACACATCCACTTCAGTTGCAAACTTGGGGAGTTTGTCAAGGATGAAGAATCCTCTGTGTGTTGTAAGGATTGTTGTTGAGAATGGTTGTGTTTGAATCATGCTAATGCCGTACTTGCGTAGTATTGGAAGTACGCACGACCTGCTGAACCAGATCCGCTTCCTTCTCCTTGACCACCAACACCATAGTCTCCGCCACCACTTGCGCCGTTACCGTTGCGTCCGTCACCACCGCCGCCACCGCCGAATGTTCCACCACCGTAAGTACAGGAAGATGCTCCACCGCCACCGCCACCAATTTCATTTGTTCCATCGCCGTTGCCACCGCCACCTGCGTTGCCTCCGCCTCCGCCGCCTGCCCATGCAATCAATGCGCCGTTCTTGTCATTGGCTCCATAACCAACTCCGCCAAGGTTCCCTGAACCGCTAGATCCAGCACGACCAGTGTAAATATCAGTGCTTGAACCAGAACCACCTGCAGCTGAAACTCCAAGGTTGGAGATAGAAGATGATCCACCTGCTGATGCACCACCGCCACCTGCTCCGACCACCACAGAAATCGCCGTGCTTGAACCACTAGCAAAAGTTAATGATGCAGACGCATAGCCCGCACCACCACCGCCACCGCCACCTTGGTTATATCCACCACCACCTGCGCCGACTAACTGGACAGAAGTAATTGATGGGACAACAATAGAACCGCCAGTTGGGGTGACTGTTGGGATGGTGAAGTTCCAAGTCCCTGTCGATGTTTTGCTAAATGTTTGCAACGACCAGGTAGTGAACGACGATGAAGAAGTGGTGGTTGTGCCAATAGCATTTGTTGCTACACAACGGAAATAATATGTAGTACCAACAGACAAGCCAGTGATGTTGGCGTATGAAGAAACGCTTTGACCGGTAATCGGCGTAGTGGCAGCGTTTACCTCGGTAAATGAAGAAAAGTTATTGGTTGTGTTGTATTGGAACTTGACTGTTGTTGAGTAGAAGTTCGCACTAACAGTTGCGTTTAACGTCGCTATTGATTGGTTGAAGTTGGTTGCAGCCGATAAAGAAACCGTTGGTGCCAGTGCAACAGACGAAGCAATAAACCCGTGTCTGATTGGCATTACGAACTCAAATCGCCAATAAGCACATAATCGTTAGTGCCAACACAAAACAGTGTGGCTGCTGAATACCTAGCGCGGAACTTCAAACCAGGCGTTGAATTGACGGTGACTGAAGAAGCAACAACTGTTACTTGACCTGCACCGATTTGCAGAAGATCAATAGCCTGACCAGCGGTTAAACCTGTTGTACCGTTGACGGTGACAGTGATTGCAGACGCATTGCTGAGTGTCACCATTTTCCCAGCATCGCCAGATACAAGGGTATATGTCGTACCTGTTTGTGCGTTTAAAGTTTGGGCGTTTGAGAATGTACCCGTAGCCCCAGTTGCTCCCGTAGCACCTGTAGCACCCGTAGGACCAGTTGGTCCAGCAGCTCCTGTGGCACCAGCAGGCCCAGTAGGACCTGGGACGGTTGAGTCGGCACCAGTTGCGCCAGTGGCTCCTGTTAACCCAGTCGAGCCAGTTGCGCCAGTCGGACCTGTAGGACCAGGAACCGTTGAGTCAGCACCCGTCGCACCAGTTGCACCGGTGGCACCAGTCGCACCCGTACTCCCCGTTGCACCAGTAGCACCTGTTGGTCCAGTTGGACCTTGTACACCCGTAGCCCCAGTCGCACCCACGTCGCCAGTCGCACCGGTCGCCCCTGTAGCACCGACTGGTCCAGTCGATCCTGTAGCACCCGTTGGACCTGTAGGGCCTGTTGCCCCGACAGCACCCGTGGCTCCAGTATTACCAGTGGGACCCGTCGAACCTGTCGCTCCAGTAGCCCCCGTTGCACCAGTATTACCAGTGGTTCCTGTAGCCCCAGTTGCTCCTGTTGCTCCTGTATTTCCTGTTGCACCTGTGGGTCCAGTGGGTCCCGTTGGACCAACAGATCCAGTTGCGCCAGTAGAGCCTGTCGTTCCTGTCGCACCTGTGGGTCCCGTTGATCCAGTTGAGCCAGTCGGCCCAGTTGAACCCGTAGTTCCTGTAGAACCTGTTGGTCCTTGCGATCCTGTTGGTCCTGTAGCACCTGTAGCCCCCTGTGGTCCTGAATTAGATGTAGTAACAACGGTAACAGCAGTCGTCACATTTGTAACGGTTACTGCTGGAACAAGCAACACGCCAACAGATTCATCTGATCTGGTGACGGTCAGATCGTAACTAGCAGGGTTTGCGCTACCACGATTAATTGTGATGTTTGTTGTAGCCATCGCTACCTCGTCACATCAGCAAGAACCGTGACATTCCCAGCGAGAATGGTCGAGATGACCCCACTGGCATTTTCTTCAAGATCCCAAAAGTAGTTACCAGCGGTAAGTGTGGCTGAGTCGGCAGCTGCCAACACACAAGTAACCTGCCCGCTTGCCCCCGACGTGACAGTGCAAGTAAAGGAGGCTTTGATTGTGGTGGAGTCCTGCGTAGATCGGATCTGTGCGCGGTAGGTACGACCCGTGATGTTGATGGCTGTGCCGTTGCTATCTTGGATGGTGGCAACAATCGTTTCGGTGTCGCCACGGGTAATGATGAGATCTTGATCTGCTGGTTGCGCCATAACAGGGGTATCTTACACTAAACCGCAGCCCCTGATTCGGTAAGGACTCGATGGACATCTTCGGGTACTTCGTAGGTTTCACCTGGTGTCATCAGCCAATGTTTGTTGCCAATGGTGGCGTTGACTTTGCGACGTACCTGCATGGGGATTATCACGATTGCTGGGATGTGGGTTGGGTTGTCTAGTAGTTCACCGGTGGGCAGGGTGGCTATGAGTTTCTTGGTGGCGTTAGCCCATGAGAATGTTTTGGTTGCCGAGATTTGACTGGCTGCACGGATACGGTTTGCTTCTCGGTTGTTGTACGCCTCGACCATCAATTCTTCAAGGACGGCCTGATTTGGTTCGTCCCACAGCCCCACAGACTCTGCTTTGGATTTGCCACACGGAACTACCCCAAAGGCTAAATGAGCGAACTGGGACTGTCCTGTGCTGTCTGAGAGGATTGTAGGGATACCTGACGCAATGGCTTGCAAAGGCATCAGACCGAACCCTTCGCCACGGGACGCAGCAATAAAACAATCAGCCTTGTTGAACCATTCCCGTTGGGCTTCCATCGTCATCCAATTACGGTGCATGACCACATTCGGTGGAAACCGGTCAGGAGTATCACGGGCATGAGGAGCAGCTTTGATATGCAACTCGCTGTTAGGTAACCCCAACGCTGTGAACGCTTTAACCACAATGTCTAAACCTTTACGGAACCACAACGATCCGCCAGCATGAAACCGAAAAGTCTCTGACTGTTCCACTTCTATCGGTCGCCAAAACCGATGGTCAACACCCAACGGCACAACACTCACATTGTCATGGTGGCGTGAAAACAACTCACGGTTATGTTCACACGGGACAATGATCTGGTCATACTTCGGCAGCCAACGCAGAAAATACTCAGGCAAAGTATCTGTCTCCCACATTGTGAAACACGCACGGTGCTGACCTTCATGCCAGCCACCCGCGCCATCAGGGGTACCCATATAGACATCAGTCGAAGCCAACGGATCAAGGCTTACCGTCTTAGGAAGCGACGTGACAAACCCTTCAAGCATTGAACCATAGCCAAACTTCGGGTCTTCACACCCCCGCCAAGACTGATAGTTCACGACTCTGAACTGACCGGCTTAGCCTCAGCAACAGTTGTGCCTTCAATCTGCCATTTCTCTGTAGCAGAAGATTCCAATACCGCAGCCCCGTCAATTTGGCGTGGTTGCAAACCCTGCTCACGCAAACGCTTATACGCAGGCATATCACGGTTCCAACCTTTTTCCCGCTGGTTGATCGCTTTCACTTGCGCCCCACGGGTGGTTGATTCGTTGGCACCAAAACTGACACCGGCAACTCGACATCCAAAGCACCCCTCAACATCCAAACCTGGATGTGTCTCTCTGTGTTTCATGTTGTTATGTAATCTCCGTAGCCAGCATCCCTAAGGTCTGCTTCTTCCTGTGCGGTCAGCGTGTGGACATGACCACCGTGGTAGGTGATAGCAATCTCGGCTGGGTCAAACGGCTGGTTCTCAGTAAACGATCCGTCTGTCTTTTTAAACACATTGCGTCCACGTCGCCCAGGGCGTAACGCCGCAAAGATCCCTGTTTCGTACCGGTCGGCCCATGCCACAAGGTTGTCTGTTGGGGGACTGAATGTTGCCATGCGTTGAGAATAGCAAAAGCCCCCCACCGAAGCAGGGGGCTTTGCTTAGAAAGAACTACTTGCCTAAACGCTTCCGACGAGCTGCAGCAATTACCTTGGTTCGTTCTTCCCTCTTACGCAAATCCGCAGCAGATGCTGGCTTCTGCTTCGGTGGTACATAAACGCCAGGTCTATCTGGGTCCATACGCCAACCTGCAGCCTTTTGAGCATTGCGTAAACTCTTGTAATAAGCATCTCCAGACCTACTAGGTATTAGGGCTGATTTGCCTGCTTTTTTAGCAGCAGCTCTAGCAGCACTTGTAGCAGCACTAGAAGCCCTAGCAGCAGCAGCAGCAGTATCAGATGCAGGCATATTCCCATAACCCTTCCCCTTATAGGTAACATTTGATGTCAAGGTTTCGCCCATGCCTGAACGACCAGCAGCATCAGTGCGATTTGCAATGGAATAAGACTTCTTCTTATCCATAGCGCGCTTTTCCGCTGCGTTAGCAGAACCGACATTGCTTGTCTTTTTAGGAGCAGGCTTTCTAGGCGCTGCCATCTTCTTTGCGGGAGCCTTCTTAGCGGCCATATCTTTTCCTCCAAATCGGGTTGGTGTATTTATCGTAACACAAACAAAAACCCCCCGCCCGAAGGCAGGGGGTTTCTGCTAATTCCTTGTCGGAAATTATTAGGCGTTTGTGCCGATGGACGAAGCCGACTCGATGCGACGGAGGGCTTCCTGACGGAACACACCGTAACCAACGAAGTGCTTCCAACCCACAGGGCGGAAACGCTTGAGGAGGTCGGTCACTGTGCCGTACACGATCGTTGGCTGTGCGCCGTACTCGCCACCAAGGGAAACACCCTTAGCGAGAGCCTGGCGACCCATGATCAATGTGCCGTACACGTCGATTGTTCCGCTTGAACCGGAGTTGTTGGATGCGTTAGCAAACAATGGAGCGCGTGAGGACTCCATGAAGCGAACGCCTTCAAACATTCCGATTTCACCGTTGTAAATGCCTTCAGGATTTACATAGTTCGCTGGGGTACGCCATGCTGCTGCATCGGTTGCCGAACGGAAGTCGTAAGACACGT